TATGAAAAGGAACATAATCAACGTTGTATCCAGTTTGGACCAATGTTGTAGGATCCTTTTGCGCTCTTTGACCGGCAGGAGCTAGTGTTGCAAACAAAGCAACTGCTGGTGTTAACGAACTTGCAGGGAATGCAAATGTTGTAAAGGCGCTTGAATCAATATCAAAAGTCATTGTGTAAGTACCAACAGCTATGATTTTACCTGTTAGCTGGTTCAATTCAGTCATTCCAAAAGATGATGGAATTGTGAAGTGAACTAATTGACCTACTACATAGCTATGAGCTTGAGAAACTGTAACAACCATGGATGTAGCTTTAGAAACTTTCGTTACATAAAGAAATTCTGGTTCAACAGGATCAAGTTTTGATATTCTTCTAGCAATAACGCCAGTTGCAGCAGCAGCAAAACCGCTTGAATCAAGGCCTAACAATGTAAAGCCTGAGCCTGACACTGTAGAGATCGTAAAATCCATACCAGCGATTTGACGCATGCCGGTTGTATTGTATAATCTAATTCTATCACCTTCTGAATAGGTGTTAGTCATAGTTACAACGGCTGGGCTTGCGGCAGTTATAGAACCAACTGATGCTGATCCCACGGCTGCTTCTGTAAACGGCGAAGTCACAACATATGTGAAACCGTTTGAGGCTGTAGAAGTTGCGAATGTATCAAGATTCATTACACTTGTATTCGCGGACTTTTTCCAGCGCAAACCATCGTTTACAGCTGTTTGAGCTGCACCAAAACGCGGCCCAAACCACTCTGCCATAACAACGACTGGCGTTGCAGGAGCTAGAGGCATTTGAGTTATGTTCCATGTCTTGAAATAGTCGGCTGACGAAGGTAAATTTATTTTTACACCAACACCTGCTGATGTAAAACTATCGCCTGCAATTATAGTAAACGGCATAAAGTCTCTCCTTATAAGAATTGGGTAACGTTAAGGCCAGAGATCCAGTTTTGGTTTGTAATAGCACGGGCTATTGCAAACTTTGCGTATAACTGGCTGTTTTGAGCCACGCTAGACACCACATAAGGAGGTCTATAACCTAAAATCGCGCTATAGTTGTTCTGGTCAATCTTGGCAGCTGCCTCTAGGCCATACATAGGAATTGTATAGACGGTTGCGCCAGTCATAGAAGCGCCTGGTAGCTTTGCGGCTTTGCTTGATACAAAGAATCTGAATCGGCTAATTTGGCAGTATTCTTCAGGGCGAATGTTCTCTTGCTGACCAGGATAGAAAGCTTTTAAAAGAACACCAGTTACGTTTTGTAGATCAGGTGTTATATCTGTTGAAGCAAGAGCAATGAACGCATCTCTAACACCAGCTGTACCGAATTGATCAGTAGCATTTATACCAGCAAGCATTGATCTTGCGTCGTTCCCTAGTAGTATGCGCTCAATATTGTTAACATCATTTCTTGATATGTTACTTGGCTGATCGCCGTTAGAACCACCAGTTGCGTTTATGTATGATACGCTTGAGCTATAAAGATCGCGCATTAGGAGATCTTCTTTCTCACGGAGCCACTGACCTAAAAGAGCAGTAAATTTAGTAAGGACTTTGTCATTTTCGTAGAGCGTGACTTGTTCGTTAATAACAACTGTCTTCGCAAAGATTTCCATTGTTGCGTCAATATCTGAACGAACGACAACTTCGGGAGCTGGATCAATACCTGATCCGTCTAATTGGCCACCATCCGTAGAGAGACGCTCATAACGACTCATACGTGTTGATTTGCCAATATGTGCTTCAGCGTAATGTAGATCTGCGCCGAAAGAGTGAATTAAATTAAACATGGGTGTTGACAGAAGATCTTCCGAGAATTGTAACGGAAGCTCTGGCGACATGTTGTTGATGTTGGTTATACCTTGAGCCATAATACCTCGTAGTTAATGAATTTTCTGCTAGCAGGCGAAAGCTAGCTTCATCAGCCTACGATGGTGAGTCGTGATACAACCAAACAATGTAACAGCTGCTCTACAATGATGTAAAACAGCTGGTTTCGGGTCAGCGACTCCCGATTTACGCTAATTTCATAGTAAAGACTAGTGGTTTTTACTTATATGGAAATCTCAAGAACTTTAATTTATCGTGCTCCCTTCATAACTTTTTGCATTCTTGCCCAGTTATCCGCACGTCTTTTATCATCTAATTGCATGGGAGCAGTATCACCAACTTGGGTAACTCCCGGCACTGACATAGATTGCGGTTTATTGAAGTTCTTTTCGGCTTTATTCTGCTCTCTTTTACTATCAGTAACAGGCACAAAACGCTTCACTGCTTTATAAACATCGGCCCATTTAGCGTATCCATCTTGAGCGTGACTAAATGCGCTAGCAACTTCTGGATAATGAAACTGTAAGTAGTCTAAATTCTCCGATGAACAAACTGTATCAAAGTCTTTTAAATCATTTCTAAGTCTAGTTGGAAATTCTTCGTGCTCTTTTTGTTTTCTATGGGCTTCATATTGTAGATCTCTTGCAGCTATTGCTTGAGATATCTTTTGTTCGATACGTTGATCTTCGGTTAATTCATTTGTATCTTGATAATAGTCATTTTGTCTTGCTTGAGGAGCTTGTTTTGTAAGAATAGCCTCCATAGCAGCTTTTAGGGCATGTGCTTCGGCTTCTTTTTCAGAGGCTCTTTTCTCTGCCGCTTCCTTTTGACGTCTCTCGATCTCGCGTGTCTCTCTAAACTTCTTCCAGTTTATCTGCTCTTGCGTTTCAATAGGAGCCGCTGCTTCTACTTTAGTAGCATCCGCTTGTTGTATATTTTCTTTAGTTTCAGCTAGTGTTGTGTTTTGTGTCTCTTGTTCCATAGGTATTCCTTATGAGTATTGTCGAAAAATCCGACGAGAATTTTAAAAAAGATTTGGCACATTATCGCAAAACTATATGTTATCTTGAAGGTAATGTGCCTATACAAGTTCTTTGCTTGCCTACTGTTATTGAAAAATCATTGATCAATGATGGCTGTCTTCGTGTCTACGATCTTATTAATCGCGATCTTGGAAAAATCAAAGGGCTCGGAAAGGGGCGCCTCCGGCTCCTTGCATCCCGCCTTGATGAGTTCTTCACGGTTAGCATTTAGGTACTCTTGCTCTGACAACATGGAAATACCATGCTGCTTTCTTATAAATGGCCAAAATTTTAATCCGTAAAACGCATCGCTCCATGCTTTCATGGTTTGATACTTCTTATCAACCAGGGTCATTTCTGAAAGTTCGGCCATTGTTAAGGCATTCGGTAATACCCATAGCCTTTTGGTAAACTTATCCTGGAATTTATTATACAAAAACACGGCTTGATTGGGTCTTGGCGAAGGCAGGTAGAGCATTGCGAAGAATTTGCGGCGCATCACGTTTTTTATTAGTGGGTCACCGGCTATAACATATCCTACGCAATACTCTGCCTCGTTAAAAATAGTAATGTGTCTATGAGCGCATAACATGAGCTCTTTAGCTATGTCTTGGGTCAAAGCATGGCCTACTTCTAGGCTATCGTATTTTGTGAAATCGCTGGAAGCTTTTTTAGAAAGCTCGCCAGCTGTAAGACGTTTCGTCATTAATGATCCGTTTTATTAACCTTATTGTGGGTGCAAGGCCTATCCGATGCAACTCTAGGATTGAATGCATCTTTAGGAGGGCTTCCACCTTTAGGGCCTGGATTATACTGAATTTCCCAATGCCTTTTGGGCGCTGGTTCTTTCTTATCTTGAGGCATATTAGTACTTCATTTTGTTTGTTTTTACATAACCAGCAAGTGCATCAGCCGATTTTTTTAGATCTTCTGGATTTCCCATTGTTGACTTGCTGGCGTACTTTACATCTCCACCTACCAAGTCATCAATATTTCTTTCAAAATGTTCTTTCGGCATAATTGTGCCTTTATTTTTCATATAGCCTCCTAGGCTGTTTGTGTAAGTATTTGTTGCTGGGACATCTGGGCTTGTTGGGCAGCTGAATTAGCCTGCTTTAATTCCTGTGCCATTTCCCAGGAAGCTTTAAAGTTAGCGTGATCCATATCCTCGAGCTCTATCATGAGTTTAACTAGCTCAAGGTCCGCCTGTGCCTTCTTGTGCTCAGATTCAGCTTGTATTTCAACGATCTTTGCCTGTTTTTCGTAAGCTGAGGCCATTAAATCCTTTTCCCTAGCTAGATCGCTTCTTGATTTGGCATATTTTGCCATGATATCGGCATTATCTTTCTTCTCTTGAGATTGCGACTGAGCTTGCTGCTGCTCGGCTTGCTGCTTGACGGATTCTTCCATATCGGCAATAACTTGCTTTTTATTTGTGATAAAGGCAGCCCTAAGGATACTCTTATCGGCAATAGGCATACCCAGCTCTTTAAAGTGAAGAAGCTGTTGCAATTCAGTCTGTCTTTGGCTTGCTGAATAATTGCCTTCTTCAACAGTAACGCTGTACTTTAGAGAATGAGAGGTGAAAAATCTTTCATTTGGCGCATGACCAAGAATGCTGGTGATTTTCCCTCTCGAAAAGTTTTTACGGATAGCTTGCAAGCGAATCTTGCCATAAAGACGCTGCGTATAATCGAGCTTATCAAAAATTGTTTGCAGTGTAGTAAGGCCGGCTCCCTGGCGTAGCATAGAAAGAATGCCTGATTTGTCGTCTGTTGCAGCGCCTAATAGCTCTTCATTAACGCCAGATATTTTTGTAATGTCCTCGGATAAGCTTTGGGATAGTTCCATTAGCGATTGGGGGATGGGGGCTGCTTCAATGCGCTGTATTTCGCTTGGCAATCTTCCGGACTTAAGAGGAATTAAGAAGCCTTGACCTGTTTGTCTAAAGGCTTTAGGGTCGGTAACTGCATCAACGGGATAAATCCATCCAGAATTAATCTGCGACTCTAAGATATCAAGCTCTATTACTTTTCTTCGGTTATAAAGATACTGTGCATCGCGTAAATTACGTACAATCCCTTGCATTCTCCAAGCATATGACTGAATATCTGGCTCGTGATAGCAAAGAGCCGGAATAAAGGGATAAGCATCGATATTAAGTTGGTTGTTTCCGTGATATAAGCACTTGCCGCCAAGAGAAATCGCTAGTTTTACAGTAGGAACTTGAACTTTCTTAGTCACAAGCCATGGCTGTTGTGCTAGAGTTCTTTCCATCATATCTTTGCTGTCTGCGTCGTCTTCTTCCCATTCAGCCGCCTCACCCGTTTTAGGATCTAATACGATGTGTGCTTCTCTTGTGCTGCGGTAATGAAATTCGTCGTAGGTGAAGAGTTGGTTTGTGTCTACATTAAGAAGCTCTGCTTGCAGAGGAAATCGACCATCTTTCATACCTGATGGTCTTGCTTTATCTATTTCTTTAGAATGTCCTGGAAGAAGAGCTTTAGCAGCGGATTTATTAACCCAACGTCTTCTCCAAACAAAAGTGCAGTCTGTTAAATCTTGTTTCCGAAAGTAGGGATCTATCAAGTAATTATTATAAGATACTTGATCCGTGAAGAGATCGCCGGATATTGGATCTAGAGTGTAATCGGGGTAAAGATGAAGCAAACTGCAACCTACATCGCAAGCGCCTTCAAAGGCCTGGCTAAGATATTCTTGAAAGCCGTCTCTTGTTTCACTCCATTTAATAACCGCATTATAGTCATCTGAAACAGCGTCATTGTCGCCATTTGGAATTGTAACAGTAGATTTGCGATTCTTTCTTTGATAACCGCATACCATATTGATATGGCGTCTTATTAAATTGAAAAAGAAACGTCTTGATTGGTAATA